CTGAAGAACACAGCTGACGCCGGTGGTTACACATCGGTATCGGATAGCCTTGCTGCCGATCTGGAACAGCTGGACGCCATCGATGCGGAAATCGAACGTCTGCTCAAGCGTCGGCAGAACGGCTACTTCTCTGAAAAGGATAAGATCCGCCTTCAGGAATTGATCGACACCCGAGAGGCCATCGAGGTCAAATACCATCTGACCGAAGCAGACACGGAAGGCTTTGAAACCATCCGGGAAAAGCTGGAGGCAGAAGTTGCCCGTGCCAATGCTTTGGGTAAGAGCGATGCGGATGTTGCCGTTTACGAAAACGCGCTGGTCGCTGCCGCAGAGGGTATGGCTGCCATCAATGCGGAGCTGGATGCCCAGTACGATAAGGAGTACGCAGTTATCCAGCTCATTGAGGACAGTACGGAACGGCAAGCCGCAATGGACGAACTCAATGCTCGGTATACCGCAGACCGGCTGGCAGCGGCGCGCGAATACGCCCAGACAATGGCCGGGATCGTTACCCCTGTGTGGGAACAGGAGAATATCCAGCAGGCAAAGACAGATATCGACGAACTGGTACAACTGCTCAGAGCGTATCAGCTGGCACAGCCCAGTGAACGTCCTGCGATCCTGACTCAGATGGAGGAACTGGCTGCCACAATGGACGAAGGCGCTCTGACCGAGTACCTTTCGGTGCTGACACAGATACAGAGCCTGATGGACAGCGGAATGTCGGAGTCGGAAATCCAGGCCATGTTCCCGGAGATCGACTTCTCGACCGCACTGGAGCAGATCGCCTCGATCCAGACCTTCCTCAACAACCGTGAGCTGGAGCTTCCGGGTCTGACATCTATGTTTGGCGAGGCGCTCCCGGAGGAAGTTCTGAAGATCGCCACGGACCTCGATATGACCGGCGCACAAGCACGATGGAATGAATTCGCCGCCAATCCCGGCGCGATCACCACGGATGCCATTATCGCCAATATTACAGAGAATGAGGCGACGGTCAAGGTACAGCCCCAGGTGGACGCCTTTGTTGCCAAGTATACCGAAATTCCGGAGGGCGCAGACAAGGCCAGTCTGACTCCTACCGGCATCGTGGCCTATGTGACTTCCTTTGCTGAAGCGACCACGGGCGCAGATGTTTCGGCGCTGAATCCCACCAATGTAACAGCAATGGTCACGGCCTACAAGGAGCTGGCGGAAGGCGCAGATATCACCACGCTCAAGCCCGGCGAGATCGTGGCTTATATCACCAAGTATCTGGAAGCTGAAGGCGTGGACATGACGGGGCTGACCCCTGATGCGATTACGGCCTTCGTTCCGGCTTATCAGGAGGTCACGGGCGGTGCGCTCACTACGGCGCTGAAGCCGAGCGATGTGACGGCAATGGTGGTCAAGTATCTGGAGGCCGAGGGCGTTGATCTCTCGGCGCTTTCGCCGGATCAGATTGAAGCCATCGTGAGCAGCTTTGCCGAGGCGACCAACTGCGACAAGTCTCAGCTCCTGAAGGACTTTACAGTGTACATCAGCCGCTATGATGACAGCGGCGCAGTCATGCCATCTCTCGAAGGAAAGATCGGAATCTATGGATATGATCTTCTGGCTTATCGGCAATTCATCAAAGACAATCCTGTCGAGATTGCCGGTGTCCTGAAGCTCAGCGAGGTGTATGAGGACCCGACTTCTGCGCTTGGTGATGCCGGTACGAAATACTGGATGGATGGCGTGGAGATTCCGGCCTCTATGGTCACTACGGACATGCTCACTGCTGACCGAGTGGCAATTCTGGGTCAGGATGGTACCATGCACATCCTCATCACGCCCGAGGTCACAGGCACTCAGGAGGCAATCGACGCCATCCAGCCACTGGTGGATCAGGTGGATCAGCTGGGGGTAACGAGTGCGGGCAAGGCGATAGGTCTTGTGCCGATGACCACCATTGACCTGATCGAATCAGCGGTTGGTCGCATCAATTCCTATACGAAAACATTGGACTACAATGGTTTGCAGAAGTTCTGGGCAGCGATCTGCGGTGAAAGCACCAACCTGAGTGTACTCAATCAGAGTATGACCTATGATTTTTCGGCGGATACCATTGCAGAGCTCTCGACCTATGTGGCGGAGGTTGTCTCAGCCATCAAGCAGGGAAAACAGGTGTCCGAAGATGACTTAAATAACCTTCAGCAGATTGTTACCTTCCTGAACGGACTTGATACCTACGGTATTGGTACACACATTCTGGAAGGCGTGGGCGTAGGCATGACAGAAGCAGGCTGGGACAGCAATGCTGAAACGGTTGCAGCCAATCTGGAAGCCGCTCTCAATATGGCGCTTGGCATTCAGTCACCCTCCACTCGCGTAAAGCCGGTTGGCGACAATGTATCTGCCGGCGTAGGCGTGGGCATGACGGAGCATGACTTCACAGCTGATGCGTCGACCGTAGCAACGAATCTGGTGGCAGCACTGGATAGCGCACTCACTTCCACACTGCTGACAGGAACGGCTACCACCACGATGGGTGGCCTTGCCTCTGGCATGACGGCATACAGCTTCGTGACTACGGGCAGTACCGTCAGCGCAGGCGTGAAGAGTGCCTTGTCTGCCAGCCTGAACAGCATGACGCTCCGTTCTGTGGGTGTAAATGCAATGGGTGGTCTGAAGGCCGGTATCAATGCCGGAAAATCCGGTGTGATCTCCGCCATGCGCTCTGCGGCCAGCGCCGCTGTTCGTGCCGCCAAGAGCCAGTTGAAGATTGCTTCTCCTTCCGGCGTGTTCCGGGATGAGGTCGGCGTGATGACCATGCGCGGCTTTGGCGAAGGTGTTCTTGAGGAAAGCAAGCGTCAGCAGAAGGTTATTCGCAATGCTTCGCGTTTCCTGACTGATTCCGCAAAAGAAGGTTTCATCGCCTATTCCAACAACGATAACCGCAGAACCTACAACACCAACCAGTCGGTCAACCTGACCGTACAGTCCATGCAGATCCGGGATGAACAGGATATCCGCAGTTTGGCAGTGGAGATTGCAACGCTGACACGGCGTCAGCAGCGAGGTCGCGGATTGCGTTTAGCCTGATTGATACGGAATTGATAACTTTCCCATCTATCGCTTGACTTTCTCCTTTAGTAGAGCGTATATGTCACTACCCCAAAAGGGAGGAGGTGCAACGATGCGAAACGACCCTTACGACCCGATGCGGCCCTGCTGCCTGAGCTGCCCGAACAGCTTCTCCCTGCCTGCGGATGAGCCTTTTGATGATGACTCCGTGGAAGGGCATGATCGGCTGATCTGTATGCTCAAGCGAAGGCCCGTGGACGAAAAAGGATGCTGTAATGAGCATCCGGATAATCTGGAGGAGGAAGCGAAATGAAGGTGGCTGTCTACTGCCGGGTGGGAACAGCGAATCAGCTGAAGGCCCAGTTCCCGATGAAAGAGGAAGTCGAAAGGCTTCGCCGGCAGTATCCAGCAGGAACACGAATTCGTCTGATATCTACGGATGATCCTTACACCAAAGCTGTTCCTGGCGATATGGCGACGGTAAAAGGTGTGGATGACGCTGGTCAGCTGATGCTGAAATGGGATCTTGGGAACACCAGTATTTCGCTGATCCCCGGCGTGGACTGCTTTGAGAAGATTGAGGAGGACAAGCACGAATGAGCCATTATGTTGCTGCTGTTTTCAGCAAAACACCTGAAGAAGTTGCTGAAATGATGGAACCATACAATGAGGTCGTGGATGCGGCTTCTCCGTATTCCGAGTTCTATGCGGATGAGGAGTACGACTACGACGAAACTGCTAAGCAGAAAGGCCATTGGTTCAACCCCAATGCCCGCTGGGACTGGTGGGAGATCGGTGGACGCTGGTCGAAGCTGCTCCGTCTGAGGAATGGTAAGCCCGGCCAGGTGAGCATTCGGAATAAAGACTTCTCGTGCAGGCTGGAGGCCAGCACGGATGGTCTGTGTGATCAGGCGCTGGCTGCGGACTGCGATTTCAGCATGGATCAGAAGCGATACGACGAGGCGGTTCGTTTCTGGGAGGTCATTGTGGAGGAACAGCCTCTGCGCGAGGGCGAGGAAATTTTCAGTCACCTCAATGGCAAGTATTTTCTGGAACGCTACAGGGATAAGGAAGCCTATGCGCTGGAGCGAGGCAAGAGCCTGCCCTTTGCCTTTGTAGCTTCGGATGGTTCCTGGCATGAAGCCGGGAAGATGGGCTGGTTCGGGATCGACGATGCAACGGCAGAAAGCCGGGAAAAGTACCGTCAGGAATGGGAATCAGAACTTCAGAAGGGCATTGAGCAGGGATTGACTCTTACAATGGTTGACTGCCATATCTGAGGAGAACGCAAAATGAACGAACAGAGAATCATGATCGGTGCCTTCACACAGGTGTCGGATAAGATGCGGGCAAGCGACCCGTGCTACGACAAAGACGTCTGGTGCGCCCATTGCTTTGACCGGGTGGCCAAGGGCGAATGGATCGCCGAGATCGTCGTTTCGGATGAGGGCGAATGGGGTCAGCGCGTGTCCCAGCTCATCGTGTCCCACAAGGCTGTGAACGACCATGTCCTGATCGATGATCCTGAGTTTGAAGCCGGTGTGGACAGCGGTCAGCTGGGCTTCTTCGATGATCAGTTTTACCTGAACGGAGCCGTGCTGCCCAAGGCTATGATCCAGCCTTCTTCCATTGGCCTGCCGATGGAAACAAGCCGGGATATATGGTACAGCGTATGCTGTGACCTGACGCTTAAGGCAAAGGCTGGTATTTTGCCAAATGGCGCGGTGGCCCGCTCCGGCTTTGGCGACGGCTGTTATCCTGTCATTCCCAGTCGGGACGAACTTGGCAGGCTGCGCCGACTCACGGTGATCTTCATCGGTGATGAAGAAGAATGCGCCGAGGAGGAATAAGCGATGGAAAAGCTCACAGTCCGCTTCAATCGCCGAGACGAATCCGGCAACATCTTCTGGATTCTGCGGGCTCTGGTCGATGAGTGCAAGCGTACCGGCACAGATCCTACACTGTACAAGGAGATGCTTGAGCGCATCCTTGCGGCAGAGAGCTACGAAGATGCACTTGCCATCATCGACGAAAAGGTCAACCTGATCGATGAAACACCTAAGGAATAAACAATACGATATGACCCACAGGCCGTCCTTCGGGGCGGCCTTCCTCGTGGTCGGAAAGGAGCACGAGTGAACGATTGGTTTGCATTCAACGGTGTGCGCTGTACGGAGTTCGGCATCCATGTGTCGGAACAGCCACCCATCACATTCCCGGCAGAACGCTCCAGTTTTACAGATGTGCCGGGACGAAGCGGTTCTCTTACCACCCTCGAAGGTGAGGATGTGTATGATGATCTGCTTCTGACGGCAACATGCTTCATTCAAAACACGGAAAGAATCGATGAGATTTCTTCTTATTTAAAAGGAGCAGGAACCGTGACCTTCGCCAACCGTCCGAAGGGATTCTACTACGGTCGCATCGTCAATCAAATCCCATTTGAGAAGATTCTGCGCGGCAATCCTCATCGGAGCTTTTCGGTCAACTTCCGCTGCAAGCCGTTCCTGTACCTGAATGATTCGCCTATATACAGCCTGACCCAGTCAGGGCAGTTTCTCACCAATCCCGGTGCTGTATCCTCCGAGCCAGTCATCACGATCTACGGCAGCGGAGATATCACCCTCATGGTGGGCATGAACATCGTGGAACTGACAGAGGTCAGTGAGAGCATCACGATAGATACACCACTCATGGAAGCGTATCGGGGAAGTACCTCGATGAACCGCTGCATGAGTGGTGAATTTCCAATGCTCGTACCGGGAGCCAACGCCATCAGCTGGTCTGGCAGTGTGTCAAGGGTGATGATCCAGCCCAATTGGCGGACGCTGTAATACTTTGAGCGCGAGGAGGTGACGCCCCATGATCTGTGTATACGAATCGACCTGTACGGACTTTTCCAACAATGGTCTGGGGCTGGTGTCGCCTCAGTCCTGTACGGTAACAGAGACCCTCAACGGCGAATGGGAATTGACGCTGGTTCACCCCATTGACGAACAGGGCAAGTGGGGACGGCTCATCGAGGGCAATATCCTCCGCGTTCCCGTCCCGGCGGCAATCACGCCGCAGATCGATCTGGTCATCCAGAACAATCAGTCTGTTGTTGCGGATGTGCTCATCTACAAAGTGGCCACGTCCAGTGGCAAGCTCAACCTTCGTTCTGGTACCGGCACCAAGTACAAGCGGCTCGGCCAGTACAAAAAAGGAACGGAAATCATCGTTCTGAACAAGACCACTTCCAGCTGGTATGAGGTTACATGCCCTGACGGTAAGCACGGATATATGTCCGCGCAGTATCTGGAATATGTGCGCACCGACCAGCAGGAAACGCAAACGAATACCGGCTTTCAAAATCAGACCATTCAGACCCGGCAGCTTCGTGACCAGCCCTTTCGTATATACCGGGTAGTGCCTGAACTCAGCAAGATCACGGTCTACGCCCGGCATGTGTTCTATGACCTGATCGACAACATGGTGAAGTCGCTGAGACCGGCTTCCTCTACTGTGGGCGCGTCCGTGGTGCAGACGCTCTCTCAGAGCTGCCTGTCCGAGCATGATTTCACCTTCTATTCCGACCTCACCTCAACAGCAGAAGAGGTGAGGCTGGAAAACCTCAACCCTGTGGAGTGCATGCTGGGCGAAGGCGGCATCGTGGAGAAGTACCGGGCGGAGCTGGTTCGTGACTGGTTTGATGTGTTCCTGGTAGATCGTGTCGGTCACGACACTGATGTGCAGATCCGAGAAAAGAAGAATCTGCTGGGTATCTCCTACGATGTGGACGAGACCGGCGTGGTCACAAGGATCATGCCCACCGGCGAGGATGCAGATGGAAACCTTCTGTACCTCCCGGAACTCTACATCGACAGCCCCAACATCGATGCCTATCCGCATCCCAAGTGGATACACCTTGCGGTATCTGAAGCCAAGGAAGTCACCGAGGATATCAATGAAGACGATGACGAAGATCCTCGAAAGACCAAGGCACAGTGCTATGAGGAGATGCGCAAGGCGGCTGCGGCGGAGTATGAAAAGGGCTGCGATCTGCCCACCATCACCCTCAAGGTGGACTTCATTGACTGCGCCAATACGGAGGAATACAAGCAGTACCGGGCGCTGACCGAGATTTTTCTGGGCGATGCAGTCCGGGTCATCGCGCCTCGCATCGGCGTGGAAGTGTCCATGCGCATGACCCAGTATACCTACGACTGCCTGCTGAAAAAGTACACCTCCGTGACCCTCGGCACGGTGGCGGATACCATTGAGGGCAATATGATCTCCATTCGCCAGTTGGCGGCAGGGAGTATTACTGGCGCGAAGCTGGCCATCAACTCCGTGGGTGCGGGTCAGCTTCAGTCTGGGTCGGTGGGCAGTCTCCAAATCAAGAATGCGGCCATCGGCGGTGCGCATATCCAGAACGCATCCATCACGCAGGCGCATATTGCGGAAGCCCTGATCGATGTGCTGAATGTCAACGCCCTCAATGCTGTGACTGCCAAGATACAGGAGCTGGTGGCCGGGAGCATTACCACAGATGAGTTGTATGCTTCCATCGCTGCCATTGCCACAGCGCAGATCACGACCGCCAACATTGTCAATGCCAATATCGACTGGGCGCATATCGACAGTCTGACCGCCAAGGTCGCGGAGATCGGCAAGGCCCAGATCAATACGGCGAATATCAATGAAGCCAACATTGAGTGGGCAGCCATTACCAGTCTGACCGCTGCGGCGGCTGAGATTTTCAAAGCCGAAATCGGATCGGCGGATATTGACTGGGCGCACATCAAAGACCTGGCCACGGATACGGCCATCATCACACAGGGTGTGGGCGGAGAACTCTACATTGCCCGCCTTGCTGTGACGGAAGCCAACATGGTCAGTTTGAATGTGGGTGAACTGGTGGTGAAGGGTACGGACGGGTGCTTCTATTCCGTGTCGGTCAACGATGAGGGCGAAGTAATTACAACGCTGAAACAGGTGGCGAATGATGATGTGGCTGACCTGTCCATCAATGCCGGGGAGAAGATCATCGAGGGGACGGTCACAGCAGCTACCCTCAACACCCAGGACATCTTCGCCAACAACGCCATCATCAAGAGCCTGATTGCTGCCAACCTCGATGTGGATGCGCTGTTCGCACGGGAGGCAACCATCAACGCGCTCAACGCAATGGACATTACCTCCAATACCTACCTGAAGCTGATGGTGGAGAAGAAAGCCGATCAGTCCGGTGTAGATAAGCTGGCGGAGCGCATGTCCAAAGCAGAACTGAAGATCACGGATGACAGCATTGTCAGCACGGTCACAGGCAGCACAGCTTACCAGCAGCAACAACAGCAGATCTATTCCGATATGGATGCGCTGCTGGGCTATCGCATCGAGATCAGAGCGACCACGGTATTCCTTACAGAAAACGTGCGCAGTACCACCCTGACTGCCCGTGTCTGGCACGGCAGTATCGATGTCACGGATAATATCCCTGCATCCCGGTTTCGTTGGATCAGAGAAAGCCAGGACAGCATGGCGGACGCTGTCTGGAACAACAGCCATACGGGACTCAAGTCCGTGCTGGTTTCAACGGCAGATGTGCTTCGACAGGCGTCCTTTCAATGTGAACTGCTGAGTGAATAAAAAAGGAGGAACTTCATCATGGCCATCATTGCTACAGGTCAAATCTCCATTGTAGATCTTTCGGACGGCAAAAGTCTGTCCTGTTACATCACCGCGAACCTGCCCAAGACGCAGATACTCGACCCCAATCCGGGCGGCAGCATCAACCCTGACTGGGCAGGCTCCACGCCCCTGAAGCTGACGCCTGTGGTGTTTGCCAACCAGACGGCGCTTGCCCTGAATGCTCCCGGCGTGGCTCTGACATGGAAGCGCAAGGAGGGCTCCGGCGCGGAGGCTGCGCTGACCACGGGTGAAACTGTGTCCAACGGCATCCTGACGGTCAGCACCAACAAGCTCACTTCCATTTCGTCCGGCCTGATTACCTATCTGTGCTATGTGACCTACACCGACCCGGAAACCAATATCCCGGTTAATGTGGTAGCGGATATCACCTTTAGCCAGATCAAGACGGCAGTCAACGCAGCTACCGTGTGGATCAGCGGTGAGCAACTGTTCAAATACACGGCTGCGAGTAGCGTATCGCCCGCTCAGATTGAACTGACTGCTAACCTCGTCAATGTCACCGTAAGCAAGTGGCAGTACAAGGACAGTTCTGGCGAATGGCAGGATTATCCCACCACCAGCGACAACGCTTCCATCTCTGCCGGTACGCTCATCGTAAAGCCTACGCACAATATTTTTGTCGGCGAGGGCGCAACGCTGCGCATCCTGACCAGCAATGAAGCTGTGTCCGATGTGATGAGCATCTACAAGGTACGGGACGGCGCAGATGGTACGGTGGGCGCATCCGCTCCGACAGTCTTTCTGACCAATGAAAACATGACTTTCGCCGGGAATGTTTCGGGTCAGGTGGCGGCTACCACCAAGACCTGCAATGTGGTGGCCTACAGGGGTACAGGCAAAGTCACGCCCACTGTCGGCACAATCAGCGGCGCGCCCACAGGCATGACCGTGACCAAGGGCAGCGCCACCAATAACGAGATTCCGCTGACCATTACGGTTTCCGCCAATGCGACCCTCGGCGGCGCCGGTCAGCAGCAGGGTACGATCTCTGTTCCGATCACTTCTCCCGTTTCCACCACGCTTCTGATTCATTGGAGCAAGGTGAATACGGGAGCGACCGGCGCTGCGGGTGAGCCTGCCATTGTGTTCTCCCTCTATGCGCCCAACGGATCCGTGTTCAATAACGGTGCGGGTACGCTGACCATTCAGACTGCCGCCTACCGTGGAACGACCGCCATCACCAGCGGCGCGACCTATGTGTGGAAGAAGTACACTTCCGGCACATGGGCGACCATCTCCGGGCAGACGGGCTCA